CGGAAAACCCGTAATGGAACCTAACCGGGTGCCTGTCGGTTCCTTAAAAGATATGTGGATTGATTCACTTACGCTTGCGAAAGACCATAGTCTTAGGGATAGAATTGTCCGGTAGAGTGCGCACAGGCTCGCGATCGTCACGCGCACGGCGTGGCTGCTGCTGGGGCTGCTTGCGAGGTTTGGGCGCAATAGCTACTTTGCTGATCTTCCTAACAATAGTGGCAACTGCCTGTTTCTCAGCGGGCTTTTCCCGAGCTTGCTGCTTTTTGTTCTTATTGTAAGCGCCGAACATGCTCTTAATGCCGTCGATAATCATAGGGGTGAACTTAAACAAAGTAGCCGCGATCGTGCCCAAATCGTTAGCCGACGCAGGAAGTGCGTCGGGGCGGGAGTGAAATATGCATGTAGCAATATCCATCGCATCACGATCTGGCAAAGGTAGTAAGCGGGCAAACGGGCGTAGACTGCTGCTAAATTGCGGCTGGATCTCGAAGCCGGCATATGATTTAACGGTCACATAAGGGACACTAGACAGAGTAGTACCGGTGGTTGAGGGGATAGTTAACCCCTCCATTATAGTAATAGACCAATCCAGATTGTTCCAAGGTGTGTCGACAGCGGCCACGTTAGCAACGTTGCCACCTGTTGCGGATGCTGAGGTGAACAACGGAAAATACTGATAGCCTGTGCCTGCGTTGTAAGCCCGAATGAGCGACAGCACGGGGGCAGCAATGTTACTAGAACCACTGGCATAATCGGGAAGGCTGGTGGTGACGTCCCAGGTTGACACCGGGTCTACCGGCTGGTGGACGACAAACGCGCCATCAACCGCCGGGTTAGTTTTGGATTTGCTACTCATATTCAACAATTCGGTAGCTGATGCGGGCAAGAACTGGTAGAGGGCAGAGTAGTCGTTAACAGAGCCAGCATATGGAATACGAAGATTGGGTCCTGACCCTGCATTACACTCGAACACCTGTACGGCGTAGTCTGCAACCGGGCCGATTAACTCATTCTTCGCAATATAGAATGTTTCCATATTCGGGTCGATAGCTAAGTTAACAGCTCGAGCAAGACTGTGCATACTGCCCGTGCATTTGGTATGAGTCTGGAAAAGGGTAAGAACTGACTGCGCACGCAATATATTCGGTTTGAATTTGGCAGTTGTAACTGTACCTTGGTTGTTAAAATCGGTGGCATTGAGATAATAAGTCTCTGATTTGTAAGTACTACGGAACATTGCTACATCGGAAACCCAATTGGTGAAGTTGTAACCAGCGTTAAGCACAGCTGGCGGCGTGGTGTTAGAAACGACAAGGTGACCACTGGTGGCGGGCCACGAGATGGGTTGGGACCAGCCAGGGCCATTAGTAGTTGGCACTTGCATAAAAACATAGGATGCAACATAGCCTCCGGAAGGGCTCAAGAACAACATAGAGCTAGGATTGACGGTGGTGTTAGCAGTCGCACTAGAGGCGTAAGTGAAGATTGGGGCGATGTTCGTCTCACCTTTAACTTCCATGCACACTACATTCGGCGCACTACTATCTGGTATGCCTAAATACTCTTGCGGTATTGTCGTTGGAGGATGGGTAACCTTCTGGACGTACGCTGCACCTGCCGGCG